CTTGCCATTGGTGCGCCGCTAGTTCAATGAACTAGGGGACAGATGCAAAATCGAAAGGAGGTTCTCCAATCGTGACTGCTGCAAGCTCCAATAGGAGTGCAAGAAATCACATCGGATGTTTAGTCGCGCATGTAGTTGGCGGCAAGTATGGAAAGGAGGTTATACGAGAAGTACAACATCACATTACCAATTGCGGAGCAGAGTGGACCGTTAGCCGATTAAAGGCTATCTGGAACGCAGCTCTACACCTGCGTAATGGAGACAGGCAGAAAGCTATAGCTTCCTACCGGTCAGCATCTATTGCCTACCATCGTTCCAGTTGTCTCCCTAAGGGAGCCTATGGACCTGTGGTTGGTGCCTTCATCTCTGCACAAAAGCCTTCCGTCATCAGACGGTGGGCGGCTGTACTGAGGATTTACACTGGTTTCTATAATGAAACTGGTAAACCTACACAACGCCAGATGGCTAAAGTGGTTGATGCTATTACAGCACCATTTAAGGGTAATGACTCGGCAGTGACTGAGGTAATCGAAGATATTTTATCAGTTCTTGAAGCTGATCTCTGCGAGAAACATGGTTTCTCGTGGCGATCTGTTGTCAATGCTGATAAGGCATCCTCTGGTAAAGAGAAATACGCAGATGGACTACATGGTCTATCGACCTATTACTCTAGGACTAAGGTGCCAAGATCTCTAAGAAAGGTTCCATTTTCTTCAATGGTGACCTCCCTTATGACGGAACCTTGGGTGCCTTCTAGGCTCTCAAGAAACGTTCCTTGTGAGGAACTCCGCCGTGAGATAGAGAAACTAGCATCAGATGGGCTGTACAGCCAACAGAAATATGTTGGTAGGGTACTTGGTATTCAAGACTCCGCTTATAAGTGGAGAAATGCTTACCAAATGTCCGCGTTTGTTCAGCTTTCATTTAAACCTCTCCATAAGTGGTTGGATAGGTTTATTGAAAACTACTACAAAGACATTTCCTGCGTGCATAATCAGACCAAAGGCGTATATATGGCCTTGGACCTGCTTTCACGAGGTATGCCCGTGTACTCAGTTGACACCAGCGCTGCGACCGACCGTTTTCCACGGAAGGTATCTACCGCTATCCTTCGCTTCTTAGGAGGCGATGATTATGCGGCAGCGCTTGAAGAACTCTGTGAAAAGCCGTTACATTTCCCTTATCGGAAAAGTAATCCGGAAATTTACATGAGTGTGGGTCAACCAATGGGCTTATATAGCTCATTCCCACTGTTTACCCTAAGTAATATTGCAGTCGCTAGGACAGCTACATTGCTGGCCTATGTGTACTCCAAAGATACTAAAGGGCCTAATCTCCAATTGTTCAAGAATAATACCGGCGCTCAAGTCCTCGGAGATGATGTTCTCTTCTCCGACGAAAGGATTGCCGCATATTATACTCAGATCATGACGAGGGTGTTAGGTGTCGAAGTCTCTGCACAAAAGTCCTTTTCAGGACGAGTGGGCGAGTTTGCCGGATTTATCATGGTTCCAACGAACAGAGGAATCTGTGCGTTTAGACCTTATAAATTCCCAGAAGGTGACTCGATGATAACGAACCCCTTAGAGTTTCTACATGCGATTGGGTCCAAGGTTAGGAAGCTCAAACGACAGGATTATTGGTCCTCCGTTTGGGAAACCTTCTCTAAAACCCAGAGCTATCGCGACATCTCCTTATCTCCCTTATGGAAGTTTAAGGAAGACACTAAGTTTGCACCTGGTGAACACCAGTTAACAAGCCATAGTGCTGTTGCTTTAGCAACGCTTATTGGACGAGCTTTAGAGGAGTCTGGTAAGGGTGAATACCCACCAGTCAGCTCTAATAGCAAGATCAATAGAATTCCATTGTTCCATGAACAATCGAATTATGTCGAAGCTACCTTTGGTTACAACCCCCGAGATTATCGAGAATTCGATAAGCATAGGAGAGATGTATACATGGCTGTATCCTGGACATTGTCCAAGGATCCTCTCATGAATGCAGTTATGAAAGGACAGATGAAAAATGAAACAGGAAAACAAGCAGAAGCAGACCAACAAGTTGGTACATCAGATCGGGATTGGAGTAAACAATCTCCGCCGGATTCTGCATGTTACTCGACAGGGCAACCTATCCAATCTTCAGGAATACGTCCTGATGGACGTCTTGAAGAACCTGGAAATGTTGGCCAGCGATATGCCCAAGGTAATCGATGCCAAGGCAGAAGTACAAACGACTTCTTCGGAAGGACCGGAAGCAAAGGCTCCAGTAGCCCCAGTGGAAGTTCCACCGATCGACCAGGCCAAGGAACAATGATTCCTATCCTGGAGAAGCAGTA